CTATACGTCAAGCGTGTTAGGGTCTTTTGCGAAACCGAAATCAGCACCGAAGAACAGGCGCTCCGCCTCTTTCCAAAGACTCTCTGAAAACTCAGCGATCCGGTATTTACCTGCCAACACCTGCTTATCAGAGCTCTCAAGATAAGCTCCCTCCCATACCCATGCGTATGTTGCCGTGTCGAGGCGGCGCTGATCGTTCACGCGCTCACCTTCCAAAACGTCTGGGAACCACGGGTTATCCATGTAGTTCATCTCTGCAGTGATGCAGTCGTCGCCCGCCTCTTTGCGAAAGCGCTTATCCGTTGCGCTACCGTCGCGCTCAGGGTTCCATGTCACCCAAATCTCAGAGCCTTCTTCACGGACGGTCGGACTAAGCTTCTGCCAGGCTATTTCACTGACTGATTCGGCTTCATCAACCCAGCAAAGCAGAATGCGAGCTTTCGACTTGATGCTGTCGAGGTTATGTCGCAGGCCGCAGAACACGTAGTTAACGCTCTTATCGACGGTGCGGATATACTTCTCGCCGATATCGAAGTTTGCCGCAAGCCATGGAACGGACAGAATCGCCTGCTTCACTTCCTGCATACTCGACTCTTCAAGTGAGTTCATAAACTCGCGAGCACACAAGATCACACCGCTCTCACCGTTCATCATCGACTGATACGCCTTAACAGCTGTCATCAGCGCGAACGTGCGAGTTTTGGCGCTACCGCGCCCACCATACGAGCAGCGATAACGCTTACCAACTGCAGTGAACAGTGGGGCGAGCCTGGCCGGAATGGGGAGTTGAACAGCTTCAGTCATGCTTTTGGCTCAACAGGTAGCAACTGGATGGTTGTCGGCTTGGTAGCCATGCTGCCATCAGATGACTTGTGATCGATTTCTTGGCTGACTTTATCGCCGTACTTTTTGGGGTTCATTCGTGCCAGCGCCCATTTACGAGTGTCTATGCGAAGACGGGCCTTAGCTACAGCCGCTGGCTCTTCTGTTGCATCATCAGCGATATCGAACATGTCTTCAAAAATAGCGTCCGCTCTTGCTTCTGTTGCCTTCGCGTATTTGTCGCAAAAGTCATCATGAATAGCTAGCCAACGAAACACGGTAGATTTATCCGGCATTCCGGGGCGCTTGCAAACTTTAACCAGGCTTTCACCTGAGGCAAGCAGTGCACATATGTCATCCGCCACCTCTGGTAAATAGTCAGAAGGGCGGCCCATTTTCTTTTTTGTCGCCATTTAGCATTTCCTGCTGGAAGAATTTGAGTTAGTTACTAAATTGCAGTGATGCAGTGATGCAGTGATGCAGTGATACCACTACATCAGGATTCATTGTGTTTATGCTGAAAGTTGTACTCATAGAATGCATTTTTCAGCACAAAATAAAAAGGCCGCCAACTGGCGACCTCTTGTGATACGAGCGTCTGTTCAGGCAGTAGTCGTTACAACCGGGCTTCTGCTGGTTCAGGCGCTTTGCTGTCAGCATCTTCGTCAACAGCTTCCGGCAAGTCGGTGATTTCCAGAGATGGCGCGTTTTCGCTCAGGTACTTTGCCAGTACCGCTGATTTCAGGTCGTTGTGCTTATTAACCAGTGCAACGATTTCAGCAGATGTCAGGGAGATATTCAGTGACATGGGTTTTCCTTATTTGGATTTAGCGACCAGTTTCTTTGACAGGGCAACAATTTCATCCCATTCGGATTCAACGTCATGACCGATATTGACCAGTAGCGTTTTCACCTGCTCCAGAACGCTGTCATCGGATGTGACAGTGGTCGTGGTGGTCCCCGTGGGTGCTGGCTGCGCGGTGGGTTATACTGTTACCGGTTCTGCGGCTGCTGTGTTATCAGTGATGGGTTCGCTCACTTTCGTGTCCTCATGCTTTGTGGTGAGCCATAGCCAGGCTCGTTTGATGATGTTCATTTGGGTGCTCCGCAAACGCGGGTGAAGGTATCGTTGTGCGTGTTTATTTCCCTGACGGTTCGGATGTCCATCAGTTCAGAATCTTTGCCGTAGGTGTAGATGGGGCCGAACAGCGTGCAGCCTGAATCAGCTATTACAGTGGGGCTATTGTCTGTTGAAGGGTGACTGGCGCAACTTTGAACGAGCATCGCTATCACTGAGAGAAGAATTATTCGCCTGAACATCTTTCACCGCCTGAGTGTTTTGCTTCTGCTTTTCAGCGAGTGCGGCCACCTGAGCCGATTTAACCTCAGCAGCTTTCACATCAGCTTTCGCCTGTGTTTGTGTTGTGCCGATTTTTTTTCCGCCGATATACGCACTGGCGAGAGCGGCCACTACTGCCAGCCCGGCAAGAAAGTAATTCCACCAATCCATAATCAGGCTCATGGCTGTTGCTCCAGCTGGTCGCGCTGGTCTTTCAGTTTTGGTTGCCGTACGTACTGCGCCAGCACGGCCAGAACGACCAGCGTCGGGCTGATGAAACTGAGTATGTTAGGGGGAAGGATGCCTTTAATGTCCGGTGGCAAGACTGCCCAGGCGTGTAGCGCAGTATCCGGGAATGACTGAACGGTCGCACCGATTGCCGCCCCGACTGAAGCCAGCCACACTGACCAGGTGCGAAACAGCAGCCGGGTGTGAGCCACAAATTCCAGTGATGTGTATTTGCGTACCAGCAACAGAACAATCACCAGCGCCAGCGAAATCAGGACGAAAAAAAAGAGGCTCATATCAGCCCCTTGTAAGCGTCGTATGTCCCCTGCCTCATTACGTCAGCCTGCCGTCTGGCCCTCACGGGCGTTTGCTTTGCCCAAAGGCTGTCAAGCATTGCGTTTGCAGCATCCGTGAAATTTCCCGCCGCGATAAGGCCAAGGGTATTTTTGAATGCAGCCAGGCCAGATACGCCCAGCTGGTAAGCCATGCTCTTCAGTACATCTGCCCGTGCCGGGTTACACTGCTTCAGCGCTGCACTGATGACTTCATTTGCCTGCATCTTCGACGTGTAATCGTCCACAACTTCCTGTAACCAGAGGTCTGAAACCGCCCTGGAAATTGAGAACGTGTAGTTACTGATAGTGGCCCCTTTAGGACCAATCAGAAATCCAATCCCCACAGTCGGGAATCCTTCAGAGTCGATATAAGGATTTGAACGAAATCCTTCCTCAAAATTTAGTATCTGAATAATCTGGCTCATTTTTTATCATCCTCTGCTACTGCCTGTTTAACCGCATCAGCGGTCTTATCTGCCGTCTGGTCGGGCAGAACGTTTAGTTTCTGCTGCATTGCTGATACTTTGCCGGACAGTGCGTCCACCGTTTTATCGCGTCGGTTTGCAGCGTCCTGATAATCACGCCTGATCTCTTCGACGCGTTGATTGGAACGCTCACTGACGTAAACGAACATGATTGTCATCGCCACGCAGATCATGCTCAGGATCAGCATGAGAATACCGATGTAAATAGTTCGCCTCTGTAAGGCCTGGGTGTTTTTCATTTTCCGTCTCCGAGCTTGCCAATAAGCCCGTTCACTTCAGAACGGAAGCGCTCATCGAGATTTGCTCCTGACATTGCCAGCATCACGCGAAGTGCGTTTTTGATGACCTTCAAATCAGTCTCAAGAGCAGATATTCGAATGATGTTCTCGTCATGGCGGGCGCGCAGCTCGTCGTTTTGCTCACGGAGCAGCGCGTTATCAGATTTGAGCTGTGAAACCTGGTCTTTGTAACCAGTAATAATTTCGCCGGTGGCTTTATTACCAGTGACGATATTTGCTAACCCTGATACCAGTGGACGCCAGAAAAGCGCCACCGCGCCAGCGCCGAAAACAATCGCGCCGATACTGGTTATTAAGCTGTCATTCATGGGCCGTCTCCGGCAGTCCCGGCGATACCGGCTGTATGCCGTGTGAATAAAAAGCGCCGTCCCGACTACAGGAAAGAGGATTTGATAGTGAATCGGGAGGCGCAAAAGAAAAGGCCCACCGAAGTGAGCCTTGAAAATTGGTGGAAACCGCTGGAATCGAACCATCTACGCCAGTGTTCCAGTATTGGGTTGCGGCGGCCTTTCTGTCCTCAGTCTTTCAACCTCTCACCATATCGGGCAGTCTGTGATTCGACATTCAACACAAAAAAAAGCGCAATTAACGTCTCTATAGCGCCCGAAAGCACCCGCTAATTACTCTTGCCGTTGTGTAGAAACGAAAAAGCCCCAGCGGTTAGGCTGAGGCTTGCGATTCGGTAAGCATCATGACGTTGTTGTCACCCTTACCATGATATTCGGTTTTTTACGTACGTAAACTGTTTAATTGCGATTAATTAAACTTTTTACACCGTGTTCGCTGAGTTTATCCAGCATCAGCAGTCCTTCACTCTCCTGCTCTTGAAATTCGAGCATCTGGCATTTCATTTTCTCGATTAACGGCTCCATGTTTCCACGGCGTCTTACCACAGTCCGGATCACTTCTTTCTCGAAGTCATAGACTGCTGAGTTGAAGGCCGTCGTAATTTTCAGCATGCGGCGACATTCCTCGCCCAGCGCTGGCAGGTCGTTAACTGAGAATGGTTGCGGTGATGGTGTTGCCGTGGCTGCACGCAGACAGTGCCATACGCCATGGTTCCAAGCTTCTTTAAATTTCATGCCGTTAGTCATCAGCCAGATCAGACGGGTAAGATTAGCCATATCTTTTGGTGATAGCGGTTCAGAGGGGGCTGGTTTCTCATAACGTCCTGTCTTGCGGATCGCTGGAAGTACTTCGTTGAATACCCAATCCTGGAATTGTTTGGCTTCTGGTTTGTTGCTGCGGAAGATCACGCGGTAGAGGTTGGGTTCGTTGACGAATGATAATTGGCGATTTTGCCCGCCAGACCTGATATAGATTTTTTCTACACCAACCTTATCTAACTGTTTTGAGAGTAAATCATTAGAGTTTTTTATGCCAAGAATATCGCATACATCTTTGAGACAGAACCATGGTTCATTATTGATTATTTCAATGCGTACATCGTGAGATTCTTGGAAAGTGAAAGAGACTGGCTTGATAGCTGATGCGGTCATGATGACCTCCGTTACATTTTTAGTGATGACCACCAGTTAGTAGCTGGTGACCGGGTGTCAACTGGAGCATGTAACGTAGCTCCGGGCATATTCCCCTCGCGGGTATTGTATTACGCCTCTCCACCCGGCCTTTGTTCGGATGTGTTTATGCCATATTGCAGGCATAAAAAAGCCGCAAAGCTATCGGGTGCGGATGCCCGCGTTACATTTCCAGTAACGTCAGTATGCGATAGCTTTTGCGGGATTGTCAAACACAGCAGATGGATTGGGCGCTTAAGGTCATAAACATCACAACGAATGGCGGGATTTTACTCCCGCCTGTCGCTCTTACTTAGGTTCGTAATCCATGAAAGCAGCAACCTCCGCATGGCTGGTTCGGATTCGTACCTCGCAAAGGTCTTTCCTCGTTACCAGTATGACGGCTACTGCCGCCGCTATCACGATAGTGGCGATAAGTATCGCCGTTTGCTGTTTCATGGTTAGCTCCTTGCCTTTCGGCTGGTAAGAGGCTAACATCTGAATTGTGGGATTCATGCGTTGGCCTCGGTTGATTTAAACGTCAATCGGGGCTTTCGTCTTTCTGAACTCCTGCTTTCGCCTGAGACCAGAAAGCCTCAAGCACCCGTCCGAATAGTATAATTGTCACAGAGACTTATCAAGTTGCCACCTCCCGCCTGACGTATTTATCCATTTCGAGTTTTATTTCTAACGCCATGATGTAACCATCAATGACCCCTTCGGCATTCTGTAGCTTCTTGCCAATATGACCGTCAGAACAGTGATGCTCACTCGCCAGTTGCATAAACGTTTTCCCGAACACGTAATAATCAAACAGCAGGTTGTGCGCTACGGGATGCTTACTGAGCAGCCCTGCCATGATGTTAGAAATAATCACTCCGTCATCGTCGCAGCACTGGACACGGCTTTTGACCTTTGACGGAATGAGACCTGAGAAACCAGCCGCTACGGAAGGCCAGCAGACATCCTCCTGATTATCAGCCGCCCATGCCCCCCAACGCTCTAAAACCTGCTGAATGTCTCTCATCGCTTTTTCCTCTTTGCTTGCAAATCCCATGATTGCCAGTGTGTAGGCTGTATGGCTGGGGTGATCGGAGTGAAGTAACTGAGGATTTGGATTAACCAGGACATTGCTCTACCTTCTCGTTTTGCCAGAGAGGCAGGGGCTCTTTGTTTCCGGCCTTGCGAATTCGGGCCTTGGCATTTCGCTCGATTTGAATAAGTTTTTCGATGTTCTGACGGCGCTGTTTTTCTTCCTGCCTCAGATATTTGACACTTTCGACATATTTCGACTCCTGGTCACATAGCGTCAGGATGTAATTGAATGGGTCAAGAAACGTATCACAACGACGACAACGCACCGTTCTTTCCTGCCTGTTCACCCACACTGCAACATGAGAGCAAAATCTCAACTTATCCGGATCGACTTCATGCCTCATTGTCATGTCGTTTTTTAAGTCGTCTTTCTTTGTGGGGAACACAACCACATTTGCAAGCTCGTCTTCAGTTGTCATGCTGCCTCCAGCTCAGTTATCAGAACCTCAAGAGATCCGCCTTTTACCTGCTCACCTCTTCGCACCCTGAAATCATCAATCTGCTCGTCATCAGCCATAAATCCGGCATGCACCAGCGAATCAAAAACAGCCTTTTGCAGGTTGTCGAGGTCTCGTCGGCGCTTGTCGGGTTGATTTGCGGTAATGGAGATTTTGAGGCGTTCGGTGGTGTTGATGTCGAGGTTTTGCTGTCGGATTATCTGGATGATGTCTTTTCGGTACTGTGTGCCTTTTGCGCTTATGTAATGCCTCCCCCTACAATGTCGCCAGTATGTGTTTACCGTTGGCGGCCAGGGTAGCGTTAGCCTGTATTCGCTCATGCTTTGATATATCCCTCCTTCAGCCAAATAATCTGTGTTCTGAGTACGCCATGAGCGTGCATCAATGACAGCTCTTCGCGGCTGTAGCCCGTTTTCACGCGCCCATCTACAACGTCATGACAGCTATTGCAGGAAATAGCGCCCAGTAGATCCGGTGGCTTAATTCCAGTTCCGCACGTTCCAGCAAGTCGCAAATGTGCCGGGCATGATGTTTCGGGATTGTGATTGCAGTGTCCGGGGATTCGTATAGTGCATTCCCTGCCTCGCGCTTCGTTACGTAGGTTAGCCATCATCAGCCCCATATGCTTTGTTGATATGTCCTTTCCTGCCGTGGCACCTGTTCAAATTCAGGCAACAGAGCGCTGACAATCCAATGACGTGGATCGGTTGAAAGCGTTTTCTGGGTTTGAATATTGCGGCTGGCGTAGCGGGATAGAAGTTCGTTAGCGGTGTCAGTGTCTACAGGATCATGAGTGAACCAGGTTTTTCGCATCGCTATACTTCGCAAGACTTACAAGCCGCTGGAATTCAGAAAGAATGCTGCTGACGCCGAACCCTGATTGTTTCCGTGACAGTTGATACAACGCTCGATGCGGGGCTGTAGGGTCGTCCACTTTCAACAGGAATCCCTTTTCTGTGAGTTTTTGCAGTGACGATCTTACTGTTGCGACCGGGAAAGAACAGGCCCGTGCGATGTCAGACGAACTCATACATTTACCATCGCTTAATGTGTATTAGTCGCGACTTGATCTGACACTGGACCTTGAAAGGTTGAGAGTTACCGGTTTTGATATGGGTGTCTAATCCTTAAACAAAACGCGAGGTAACTCTCATGATTCATACTAACAATCCCATCATCAAACACAAAGCCGGCCTGCTCAATCTCGCCGAAGAACTCGGTAACGTATCAAAAGCCTGCAAGATCATGGGCGTGTCACGCGACACGTTTTACCGTTATCAGGAACTGGCTGCTGAAGGCGGCATCGATGCGCTGATTAACCAGAACCGCCGCGTCCCCAACCTGAAGAACCGCGCCGACGAAGCCACTGAACGCGCTGTTGTTGAATATGCCGTTGAGTTCCCGGCCCACGGGCAACACCGGACCAGTAATGAGCTGCGTAAAAAAGGCGTGTTTATCTCCGGTAGCGGCGTGCGCTCCATCTGGCAACGGCACGACCTGGAGAACTTCCGTAAACGCCTGAAGGCACTTGAGGAAAAGGTCGCCAGAGAAGGCATCGTGCTTACCGACGCTCAAATCGCAGCGCTGGAGAAGAAGGCCCACGATGACGAGGCCAGCGGAGAAATCGAAACTGCTCACCCGGGTTATCTCGGGTCGCAGGACACCTTCTACGTGGGCAATCTGAAAGGTGTGGGTCGTATCTACCAGCAGACGTTCGTGGATACGTACTCGAAAGTGGCACACTGCAAGCTGTATACGAGTAAAACGCCGATCACCGCCGCAGACCTGCTCAATGATCGCGTACTGCCGTTCTACGAGGCTCAGGGACTGCCGATGCTGAGGATCCTGACCGACAGGGGAACGGAGTACTGTGGTAAGGTGGAGCAGCATGATTACCAGCTGTATCTGGCCATCAACGATATCGACCATACAAAAACGAAGGCGATGTCTCCGCAGACGAACGGCATCTGCGAGCGCTTCCATAAAACTATTTTGCAGGATTTTTATCAGGTTACGTTCCGTAAGAAGTTATACGAAGACCTGGAGAGCCTGCAAACGGATCTGGACAACTGGTTGTGGCATTACAATAATGAGCGAACTCATCAGGGAAAAATGTGCTGCGGGCGTACGCCAATGGCCACGTTACTTGATGGTAAACGAGTCTGGGCAGAAAAAAATCTGAACCAGATGTAATCTGACAGACACCTGTATAAATAACCGGTAACTGTCAGATCAGGTCTGAGCTAGTACAGTGCAACCGGCACCAGACCTTTCCAGTCATCTCCCCAGCGGATATTACCCGGATTATTGTTGCGAATGCCTCTACTTGTTGTCATTTAGCCGCCCCCATTTTTCTATCGGCCAGATCCTTTATCCGACCGCCGAAATATCGGGTACCGAGGTATCCGATAATTACACTGGCGAAATACGCCCAATCAGTGCCTACGCCAATAAGAGACAACCCATCTTTGACAAACCAGCCAAAGATGGAGCACATCAGCGCATCAAAAAATGACTGCCAACCACCATCGCCTTCGTACTTGCCACGCAACCAGGCCATTACTCCGGCCAGCACTGCGGCAATGCCTTGCTCTTTGACTGATAGCAGCCATGCGATACCTGCTGCCCAAAAGTCAGGGCTTTTCTCCGGCATTTGCATATGTCCTTACCCCACTGGGTATTATAAAATAAAAAAGGGCCACCCCGAAGGGCGGCCCTTGTATAATATGTTGTTGCTTCAGTCGAAATCGTAATTGTTTAATTCAGCTTCGACGTCTACATTGCCTTTGTATTCAACTTTGAGCTTTTCCTTAAGTCTCTTAGCTTCACCACAATACTTATCAACCTGTATCTCAATATAACGCTGACGCTCTTTAGTCAGGTTGCTATCCCATTCACCCGCAAAATATTGGCAGTTGTCAGCCGCATCGATGAAGGTTTTTATTTCCAAGCTTTTAGTAGGGGTCTTATCAACATTTGAGTGAGCACACCCACTAAATACAAGACATGCCAGTATTAAATTGTGTATTTTCATTTATCGCCCATCCGTTGACCAATGGGGGACGTCTTTAAATCCCCCAAGAAACTTAATTACTCCGTAAGTTTTTGCCACTTTATGCAATTCAGAGTTCATACCTGAACTGGGAGCACTTTTAATTTCAATAGTTTCGCCGCTTGCGTTAGCAATTTTCAAGGTGCCTGTCCATGATATATTCATATCTATGGCATTTCCTTCCGTATGTCTGCTCCTCAGCGCGGGAGCGACATGTAACCCCTGCATACCATATGCACTTACCATGCGTTTAGCTGCTGAAATACTTTTATCCAGCGTTCCGTGATCCCACTTTATAGCGATCCCCGGATAGGACGGCACCTTAGCTGGCATAATTTTACGGTTAGCTATCATTCACGCCCAGTGCATCAGATATGCTCTTTGCGGAGGTCTTAAGGTCGCAGAGACAGTGACTCTGGCTCCGCTTTCTTTCAATGCTTTGATAAAACGCTCGACGTTTGTTTTGAAGGTGGGACTAAGATCGTAAGTTGAAGAACTACCATTAAAACTGTAAACCCACTTTGCATCACTTAACTCTTGCATCCAAATTCCATTTGGTTTATTAAGAAACGCTTATCTTTTAACAAACTAATTTTAACACGTCAAATTTTATAGCCTGAATAAACGTAACAAATCAGCAAAACGGGGGTTATTTAACATAATGACTCTTAACCGCACCGGCAAAAATGCACTCGTTTAAAATGTCACCCTAAAGCCGCAAAAGTACATGTTTTCCTGTCGTTATTTGGTTAAAAACAGCAGCAACATTTTCATAACAAAACGCCACTATTGGCGTTCAACCAAATCAACATGCGAATGGCTCATTTCTGACAGTTTTAGGTTTTCAGTAGCCCAGAAACATGAAAGCCCCGCATCCGAAGAAGCGAGGCTTTGAAATTGAGGTCTTAAAATTAAATCACAATTCTAGATGCTAGAAGATTAGCACAGGTTTTTGGACGTCCGCAAGAGGTTCAGGCAAAATAACAACCGGATCCATATCAAGCCGAACTGCCATCGCAACTAAACACCCCTCTAAAAACTCCTCTGACGAACGCAAAGAGCGCGTAACATTAAATCTGGGAATATCCATAGCCTCTGCGATAAATCGGGTTGTGTGGCCCCCGATGAAACGTTGCCCCAGGATCAGGATGTCTTCCGCATGGCGCACCATGCTCATATGCGCGACGCAGGTATCAATCGCCAGTCCGTCCTCGTCAGAGCAGCCCGGCTTACCCGCTTCCGGTTTGCATCCGGGGGTCACCGACATCGCAGGCCAGTCCACCAACGAGCAGTATTCTTCGCTCGCAGCCCACCGGCCCCACCGTTCTAAAACTTCCTGCATATTTCTGCGCATAGCTTTTGACCTCAACATTTCTCAACAAAAATTTTATGAAGACATTACCGCTCGTCTTTCATTTTTAAACTCGCCAGCCGCTTAAGCCTCTGCGAATAGGCTTCCCAATTTGCTGCCGAAGCTGTTGGATGTTCGGTATCGTTGTAAAGCCATACAGACTCCTCGCGTTGTGTGACTGGCGGCGGAGCCAACGCATCACGAGTGGCCTGGGTAAGGCTACGCTTAAAGAAAAATGGCTCCCCCAACGGCTTATAGTCCCGGTTAAAAACTTCCCATGAGCCATCCTCATTGCGGCGAATACCGTAAGGCATGCATTGACGAAAAATTTTAGACATATTCCTTTCTCCTTTTCGTTATTTGCGTTTTTCTGCACGTTAATTGCCGAGGTGACAGGTAGGTGACAGATAAAACGCTATCTGACACCGCCGCCATCCCTTGTCCTGTAAGGGTTTGTGTGTTTTAAGTGACAGGTGACAGTTATTTCTAGGTCTATATACGTATGCGCGTATGTAGTGTACCCAGATTAAAACCTCTCGCGTATATAGAGTTAAAAACATCTGTCACCTGTCACCATTTCGCCGTTTCCATTTGTTTTTATTGATTTTTTTCAGGTGACAGATAAGGGTTTACCTGTCACCCATCTGTCACCTTTTCAAAGCTGATTTTGCAAATTTTCGCAAGTTTCAAAAATATCGCGTAATTCTTCGTTGCTGAATTCGCAATTTTTTTCAAGTAACCAGAAGCGTTGCGCGATTCCGTCAACCTTTACCCGCACAGGTTCACGTTTGGTTTTTTCTTTCAGTATCCTGGTGATGTGCTTTTGGTTAATTTCTGCGTCCAAACCCACCTCTTTGATCACCTCGTTAACAATTTGCTGATAGGTCATAGCCGGTGCAGGAGGGCTTTCCAGTACACTTATAACCGCCGCTTCTAGGTCACTTTTATTACTTTCGATCATCAACTGGCGTTCTTTGGTATTTGGCGCACGCTGCCAATTGAACCGCGAAATATCAACATTCATCAGGTACCAGAACACCTGCGCTATAAAGTCGCTATCGCCCAATACAGAGTACAGGTGGGCGTAGTGTTCTTCTCCCGCCTCAACATCAGGGCCACCCAATACAGCGATGCGGCGATCTTCGTCGGGAAGTACCAGTGCGTCGATATGGTTGGTGTAGAACAGGAACCCGGTGAAAATATCGATGGTCATTTTCTTACCGTATTTGCTGTTGACCTCAAAGCGTGGCTCCGTCAACACGTCACGGATCTTGTCGTTAACCTCATATCTTTTATCGTTTTCCCGAACCTCATCGATGGTGCATAGCAAGGTGTGGTACAGATAATCATGGAACTGGTTATCACACAGGATCTTCATGCGAGTGCGTGAGCAGTTCCATTTACCCAACACACGCTCCATCAGTTGGCTGATCCACCCTCTCCCGGTACCGTGGGCGGTAGATACATGCAGGATAGTGACAGGGCAGCGGCGTTCGGGCCTCTGTACAAACCACGCCAGCCGTGCAATAAAGAATCGACGCTGCCAGTCGTCAGGTACGAGGTAGGCCATATGGTTAAGGAAGGTCGCTACTTTGCCCGTATCCGAGGTTTTCGCATGCTCAGGCATATAGAATTCGTTAACTTCAAATCGGCCATCGGGCCGTTCGATAAGCCTGCCGACGCCAGGCTGATAACCGGTAGACTCAGCAACTTGTTTGGCGGGATGTTCCAGCCATTTCTTTGTTGCCGGAGTGGGATTGCCTTTACCTATCGGCGGGAACTGATACGGAGCCATCAGGTTTTTAAACGCTTTCATCTCCATCATGCAGTTATAAGGAGGCCGGGTAAGATCACAAACGCGATCCCCCTGAATCACATAAAGAAAGCGCTTTAAAAAGTGGCTGGTCATATCAATATTGATTTCTGGAAAATCGCCACCTTCTGATTGAGTGACATCTTCAAAATCGCTATCGCGAAAACCAATTTTATTAAGATAATCGCCGTCATTGCGGTGGGCGCAACTGGCGTGAAGGCACTTAAAATGCCCCAACTCAAAACCAGCGGTTCCGCCAGGAAAGTAAACGGTAGAGGTGGGATCAGACGCACCACTGTGACCATCTTCAAACGGACACCGAATGTAACGTTCTCCGCTGGCACCAAAATCCAGTGTCCAGTCGTTGGCATCAAGGTACTCTGCCACATCATCGGTCGCCCCCGGTGTAACCAGGCTACGATCACGCAACCGGCCCATTCCTGCTTCCGTAGAAATATCCACCGGTAGAACATCAGCCAGCGCCGACCAGAAATCTTCAAGCTGTTCCGGGGTAATGGCCAACGGTTCGCCGGGTAATCCTCCATCCCATTCAATGCGAGCACCGCTGGGGTGAGAACCCGCGATTACCGCCTGCTGGCCTTCCGCTAACAGCTCGATCAACCCGTTTCCACCACACAGACGGTGAATACGCTTGCGGTAATCGCCAATTACGGCCAGCAGATACAGGCATTTATTGCTGTTAGCCCGATACCTGCGCGGCGGCAGAGTACCGAAATGCTCGAGCAATAAAGCACGGACATCATCCTGTATCTCTGGCGATTCACTGTCGCAGTCCAGCGCCAGCCAGCCGTGACCCATGCGGGAACAAATGCCGTAATCGTTTTCCTTACTCCAGCGCTCAATATTCGCGTCGTTGATCTGGCGTTTCGTCCAGTTGGATAAACCAACCACTTGCCGATTGCTGTTGTACTGGCTGGGGGTTTTACCCAGAACTTTCATTTTACTATCAGGGGATAGCGGCGCTTCAGGGTTGCACACCACTGGCAGCAGGTCATAACTGCGGCCCAGCACCAGATCGAAGTGAAACCACTCATCCGGCGTCGCTCCCCACGGTTTATTTTGGGGCATGGGTTACGCCTTTTGTTTTGGTTGGCTTTTCTTTGTTTTCAGTAGCTTCTCAAGTTGTAAGGCGCGTAATTCAGGAAGGTCTTCCCCCCACTGAGACACGGCACCTTTCGTTACCTTTAGCAACCGCGCTAACTTTGCCTTGCTACCCACGACCGAGATCGCGTCTGATTTTTTCATGATTATGTCCCTGCAATAGCGAATCGTTTTCATGAGGTTAAGAAAACTAAACAAACAAGTCAAGATAACGATACCCTAAATAAGTTAAGCTATCTAAACTAATTAAGGGGCAACACCATGAAAAGCGAAAGAATCCGTCAAGCTCGCCGCGAGCAAAAAATTACCCAAGAGGCTCTGGGTAAACGAATTGGCGTATCAAAAGCGACCATATCTCAATGGGAATCAGGCACTACAGAACCCAACGGCAAGAACCTAGTTAATCTTGCGAAAGAGTTGGGCGTTACCGTTGAGTGGTTACTCAATGGTAAAGAAACCACTGTTTCCCATACCTCTAAAGAAATTGTGGCGAATGCCAGTGTTGTTGGAGCCTTTGATCCTTGGGACTCCAAAACACCACTCGGTGAGGATGAAATCGAAGTGCCATTTTTTAAAGAAGTCGCTCTATCAGCGGGAGCAGGAAGTTTCGTAGATATTGACTATAACGGGTACAAACTACGCTTTGCTCGCTCAACCTTACGCAAAGCCGGAGTTGCACCCGAAGCCGCCGCATGCGTATGTATCACTGGCAATAGTATGGAGCCTGTACTCCCCGATGGGGCAGTAGCTGGGGTTGATACTGCTAATACCATGATAAAAGATGGGAAAATGTACGCTATCGAACAGGATGGTATGCTACGAGTTAAGTTACTTTATCGTATCCCCGGAGGATTACGCATTCGTTCATACAACAGAGATGAACATGCTGATGAAGATTATATGGGATCCGAAGCCACCAAAATAAAAGTCATTGGTTGGGTCTTCTGGTACTCCGTACTCCTGTAAAAAAACCTCCTAACGCTCCCCCATTAAACCCGCTTCCCAAAGCGGGTTTTTCTTTACCTAAAAAACAAAAGTTCATTTATCTTAACTTTTAACTTGACACCATCCGTTTAGATGCCTTAACTTTAAGTCGTAAGTTAAGAGTTCTTATCTTGATAGTCGAACGGCGCGACTTTAAACCATGCGTCGGAACCGTGGCGGGACAGGATGTCGGCAATACGGGGCAAATCAACCACAGGAGATAAGCCAATGCAGTAATAAAGCGGACAGACCGCGCAGTGACTTTACCAGCGCCTTGTAGCTCAGGGCGCGAGTAAAACCACTGAGAGAAACGACAAGATGAACAAAACAGAACATATTCAGTACCTTATGAGGATGTACAAAATATCCTGGCGCGTTGCGGAAGACGCGCTGCGAGATAACGATTGGGATCTGATGATGGCCGCTGGCGATATTCGAGACGAACTTAACGCCGAGGTTTGACCTGTCCCCTCCCCAACATTGCTGTGTAGTCTTTGCCCATCTCCTACGGTGGGCTTTTTTATACCCGAAAGCGCACTACCAGCCTGATCAGTGCGCTCCCCGATATGAAACGGAGGATTCAACCAGATGCGACAGCCAGAAAAAGTTAAAACAGCCCCGTTAGGCACTGCCCCCGTAAATAACACTGTTCGCCGCCTGCGCTGGTTGCGTAAGCGCGATGAACTGGAACGAAACCCCAACGCCCACTTCCCGATCACCCTTTATATCTGAGGTACCCCATGAGCCTTGAATTAGTCATTAAAGAAAATACTGAGGTAATGCGCCAGCTAATTGCAGCAATGCAGAGCGGTAAAACCTTTACCCCTGATGCACCGCCACAACCGAAAACAGACAGCACCAGCGTCAAAAAAGAGGAACGTAAGGGGCCTTTCTGGTGGAAGAGTCTGGACGGGCTAAAAACCGGCGTGGCAGATGATACTACAGCGCTGAAAGCGATAATCGACGCCAACGCCGGTATTGAGATCACCAAAGTCGAATACCTGCAATTTCAGGAAAAGCCAGAAAAAGAAGCGCCTGATATTGAATCGCTGGATATTCGCATCATTACGGCGCTGGCGAACATGTTCGGCGAGGATGCCAGGAACCTCACACCTGAACAGGTAGAGAAAGCACGGGCATATGAGAACGGCAATAAACGTGATCAGTTTACCGATGCACTGAACCTGGCGCTAATTGATTGCAAAGCAGTAAAAAACACCACACGCGCGGTACTACTCGACCTCTGTATCGTCATGCTGACGCACTGGAGCGCGATGGATACCATCGATGAGCGCCGGGCATTTGCCGAATTGTACATCAAAACGCCGTACAACAAACGCGCTGATCTGATACCTCAGAAAGCCGAACCGGAGGCAACACCGGAACCAGAAACCACCGAGCCTGAGCAGGACACCGCAGCACTTTTTGAACAGGCCAGGACTCTGGTCATGAAGCTGACAACAGGCGGCTATCGTAATGAAGCGGTGGAAATCCTGAACAAATTCGGCGCTCAGAAGCTGGGTCAGGTTCCCCAGGAAAATCTGGCAGATGTTGTGATGCTGGCAGAACAGGCGCTGGCGGAGGGATAAGCAATGCCAGAACAACATGCGAAATTATCCCCCTCAGCAGCACACCGCTGGCTCAACTGTACGGCGGCGCTGGCTGCTGAACAGTTTGAGACTGATGAAACAACGAGTTATGCCGAAGAGGGCACCGCAGCGCATACACTAGCTGAATGCGTACTACGTAATCGCCTGGCCCACCCACCTGAGTATGGGGGCTGTGATGTTGGCACCTATCTCGGAACCTATCCGCTGGCGCATCCATCAAAACCCAATCCGGGGCCTCAGGTCAGCCAGGAAATGGTTGATAAGGTGGGTGAGTATGTTGAAGCGGTCTGGACGCTGGCGCAGCAACCAGGCGCGATACTCATGGTGGAGCAGAAGTGCGACTTCTCTCACATCGTTGGTATACCCAATCAGTTTGGTACTTCGGATGCGGTAATCATCATCGGCGACGAGTTGCAGATCCACGACCTCAAATATGGCTATGAGAAAGTGGATGCATTTGAAAACCCCCAGCTAATGATTTATGCGCTGGGGGCACTGGAGCAGGTCAGCCTGATCGCCGACATCAATCGTGTACGAATGTTTATCCACCAGCCCCGGATCAATCACGTCAGCGAGTACGAATGCAGCGTACAGAATCTGGAGGAGTTCGGGCAGAACGTAAAAGCTATCGCTGCCGATGTGCTGCAACTGGCAGACCACGCAGGGGACAACGGCCCCGATGTTATTCCGGCAACGGCATTCCACCCCGGAGAGAAAACCTGCCGCTGGTGCAAGCGGCGAGGTAAATGCCAGGCGCAGGCGGAATATGTGTCGGCTGCGCTGATGAATGATTTCAGCGAGATTTCCGACCCGCCGCCTCTGGAAGATGCGCTGACCACCGCCCGTCAGAAGCTGGCTGAATCTGATGGTAAATGGCTGGGTGAAACGTTACCGCTGATCGACCATATCGAGAGCTGGTGTAAAAGCGTCCGATCTGCGGCATTTAACATGCTCCAAAATGGCCACTCCGTTTCCGGCTATAAAATGATTCAGGGTAAACAGGGTGATCGGAAATGGCGAAGCGATGAAGAAGCCGAAACTTTGCTCAAATCATTCCGGCTGGGTAAAGACACACCTATATATACAGAGAAGCTTATCAGCGCCCCGCAAGCTGAAAAACTGTTTAAGTCAGGGGCTATCAGTGACCGCCGCTGGAAAAAACTTACCGCACTGATAACCCGCCCTGACGGAAAACCAACAATAGCTCCTGAGTCCGATCCCAAACCAGCATTAAATATCAATCCTGCAAACGACTTTGACGATGTTGAAGCCGCTGAATCCCTCATTTGAACTAAAGGTAAGTACCCATGAAAGTAAAACTGAATAACGTGCGACTGGCATTTCCGGCATTATTTGAACCTAAAACTGTTAACGGTGAAGGTGAGCCACGTTTTAGCGCTGCATTTATTTTCCCGCCTGATCATCCATGCGTAAAAGAAATTGAAGCGGCTATCGCTCAGGTAGATAAAGAAAAATGGGGGCCGAAAGCCGAAAGCGTTCTTAAATCCTTACGCACCGGCCTGAAAATCTGCCTGCACGATGGCGATGAAAAAGCAGAATACGAGGGCTATCCCGGTAATAAGTTTGTCTCTGCCAGTAATAAAGCACGGCCTCTGGTTATCGACCGTGACCGCTCTCCGCTAACCGCCGCCGATGGCAAGCCGTATGCCGGTTGCTATGTTAACGCCACTATCGATATCTGGGCGATGGATAACAATTTTGGCAAGCGTATCAACGCTTCGCTCGGTGGAGTTCAATTCTGCCGCGATGGTGATGCATTCGCTGGCGGTGGCGTGGCAACCGAAGACGATTTTGACGATGTGAGCGAAGGCGCTGACGCCGAATCGCTGATCTAACTCCTCCTGCCCCGCCGCCAGCGGGGTTCAACCTTCAAAGGTGAGCAAATGATGAATACCACTCCATTTAACCAACAACTGATTTACCTGAACAAAGGCACCCTGAATGAAGAACTGACCGAAGTTCTGGCCGAGGTAGTGAAAGCGGTACGCGAAACCGGTAAAGCAGGTTCCCTGACGCTGACACTCAAAGTGGCAATGTTCAGTAAAGCCAACGAAGACGTAGTGAAAATCTCTCCGGTTGTCGCCAGCAAGGTACCGGAAGGCGAACGCGCCGAAACCATTATGTATTCGACTGCGGATGGCGATCTGCTGCGTGACGATCCCAGCACGGTTCGCACCGAACTGAAACAGGTTGATGCCGGACAACAGGAACGGCGCACCCTGCCAGAACAGGAAACCAGCCTGCGTAAAGTTATCTGACCCATTTAGCCAGTACCAGGGAAACCACTCACCCGGCCAACGCGCCGGGTTATTTATATCCAAAATGGGAACAAAAAAATGACCGAAGCTCAAAATATTCAGGACATTGTAAAAAGCCAGCAGGTTTTTGATATTCACGGCAACCCGGCGATTGCTCTGCCAGAAGGCTATGAACTGGCCGACCTTGAACATTTTCTCCCGGCACCGCGCCGTATCCGCCAGAACGTCAAACTGTTGTCCGCTGACAGCTTTATCCAGTACTGCTCAAAATTTGCAACCGATGCGTCGGTGATCCTGGCCGATGCCAACCAGACGAAGTTGACCGCCCAACTCGACTATCACGCCGATCCTGCCACGCCAGACTGGTGTAGCCACTCCGCTGTTTATCAGTGCGTGAAGTCCAAACCCTGGAAGATTTGGGAAGAACATGATGAAACCGCTATGGGGCAGGAGGCTTTCGCTGAATTCCTGGAAGACCGCGCTGGCGACATTGTTACCCCAACCGGTGCGGAACTGCTGGAAATTGCGACTAAATTCCAGGTGATCCGCAAAGCAGTATTTGGTTCCGCTATCCGCCTCGCCACGGGTGAGTTTCAGTTCAACTACAGCGATGAAAACGACAAAGGCACCATTGAGGTACCGGAAGTTATCACGCTGGGGCTGGCACCGTTCCATAACGGTGAATCATATGAAGTGCAGGCCCGTCTGCGTTACCGCCTGCGCGAAGGTAAGCTCGCCTTTACCTTCAAGCTCATTAACCCGGAACGCGTGATCGAAGATGCCTTTAACTCTGTCGTTGAGAGTGTTAAAGCCGGTGTGACCGAAGCAACCGTCTACGACGCGCAAGCCTAATTGACAATACTCCACCCGGCGAAATGCCGGGTGTTTTGCAAAGAGGGGAATTTACAATGCTGCCCGAATGGAAATATATCAAAGGTAACCCGCGTCATTTTATAAAAGCACCAGAATGGGTAACAGTTAGAACTCGAATATCGAAAAATGGGAAAGTAATAGGGGATGCCTGGCTGGAAAAACATTCAATTGGATCTCGTGCTCTTTCAATAGGCCATCGAAAAGATGGTGAATACACTGTCGGCAACATGCCTTATTACCCAGTTATAGAAGAAATCATCGCAATCCGCGAAAAATACCATCCCTAATACCCGTAAATATATCAACCCTCCAACTCCGAAATAAGCCATACGGAGATTAACCATGCCTGAAATATGGAAACCTATTCCCGGTTATGAAGATCGATATGAAATTAGCGATCACGGTAAAGTCAGAAGCCGGGTATTTATGCAGCGATATTTACTTCGCAACGGGTTAGAAGCATTCCGCCAAACTAAACCGCGCATTATTTCACAGCAGGTGACAAATAGCGGTTACGCACTCGTTCATCTGCATCTGAACGGACATCGCCAGGCCAGAACGGTGCATACTCTCGTCGCCAGCGCTTTTGTTAGCGGTAACGGCGCTACTGTGAATCACATCAACGGCAACAAATTGGATAATCGCACCACCAATTTGGAGTGGGCCACTTACAGCGAGAACCATCTCCATGCCGTTGCTACTGGACTAAACCAACAGGCCGTGCGCGTTCAGAACCCCGATACCGGCGAGATATTCCCCTCAATCACCCAGGCAGCAAAGGCCAGCCGATGTAATCACAGGAAAGTAGCCAAATGGGAACGAGTGTAGAACCTCTTTTTTGCGACCTTGAAACGTACAGCCCAACACCAATCAATTGTGGTACCCACCGCTATGCCGAGAGTGCCGAAGTAATGTTGTTCGCGTGGGCTATCGGCAATCAGCCTGTTCAGGTTTGGGATTGTACAACTAAAGCCCCCATGCCTGAAAAACTAAAGTCCGCACTTGAAGATCCACATGTACTGACCGTCTGGCACAATGGCGGCATGTTCGACACGGTGATACTCCAACGCGCTATGGAGATCACTATTCCGCTGGATCGTGTTCAAGATACGCTGGTACAGGCGCTGGCGCATGGACTCCCCGGTTCGCTTGGTACCTTGTGTGGCATACTGAATGTCCCGGTAGATCAGGCAAAAGATAAAGCAGGTAAGCAGCTAATTCAGCTATTTTGCAAACCTCGTCCAAAAACCAGCAAGATTCGCCGCGCCACCAGCCAGACACATCCCGTCGAATGGCAACGATTCACTGAATACGCCAAGTCCGATATTGAAGCAATGCGGGTAATCTGGAAGCAAATGCCTCGATGGAATCTCAACGCCTTTGAAACCCGCCTCTGGCATCTTGATCAGCGTATTAATCGTCGCGGTATCTGCATGGACGTTGAATTAGCTAACGCGGCAGTTGTAGCTATCAATGCAGAGCAATCGCGGCTGGCAGGGCTGACACATACTATGACAGATGGTGATGTTCAGGCGGCAACACAGCGCGACGCCATGCTACGCCACATCTCCGCCGCATTTAATATCCAATTGCCCGACATGCAGGCCAGCACATTACAACGGCGAATTGACGATCCCGATACACCACCAGCTTTACGCGAATTGCTGACAGTACGCCTGCAATCCTGCACCACCAGCACCAGTAAATATAAGGCGTTGCTTAAAAGCATCAGCAGCGACGGACGCTTGCGGGGGACAAAACAGTTTTGCGGTGCATCTCGCACGGGTCGCTGGGCAGGACGAATATTTCAGCCCGACAACCTCCCTCGCCCAACGTTAAAGCAGAACGACATCGATTTTGGTATTGAAGCCCTGAAAGCCGGATGTGCTGACCTGCTTTACGATGATGTGATGCAGTTAACCAGTTCAGCGTTGCGCGGCTGCATCTTGGCCCCCGCTGGTAAAAAACTGGTGGTATCTGACCTTGCAACATCGAGGGGCGCGTACTGGCGTGGCTGGCCGGGGAGAAGTGGAAGCTACAGGCGTTTCGTGATTATGACACCATCATCGGTACCGATGAAAAAGGCGAGGCGATCCGCGCTGGCCATGACCTTTACAAACTGGCCTATGCAAAATCTTTCGGCGTCCACCCGGATGAAGTGGACAAAGATCAGCGTCAGGTCGGCAAAGTACAGGAACTGGCGCTGGGCTATGAAGGGGGCGTTGGCGCATTTCTGACGTTCTCCCTGGCGTACAACATCGACCTCGAAGAAATGGCCTCCGCCGCTATCGACAATATCCCGCGTAACATACTGGATGAAGCCGTTCGTGCGTATGAATGGGCGGTAAAGCAGAAGCGAACTTACGGATTATCAAAACGCGCTTATGTTGTTTGCGACTCTTTTAAACGGCTCTGGCGCGAAGCACACTCAGCAACATTCAGCTTCTGGAAGGAGATTGACCAGGCCACCCGCCGTGCCATTGCTACCCCCGGCATAACCATTTCCTGCCGCAAACTAAAACTTCGCCGTGATGGAAGCTGGCTTCGTATCCAGCTTCCGTCTGGCCGGGCGGTCTGTTACCCCGGCGCACGTATCGACGATAGCGGCAAGATCAGCTACATGGGCATCAACACTTACAGCCGGAAATGGCAACGCCTGCAAACCTACGGCGGCAAACTGGCGGAGAACGTAACCCAGGCTACCGCCCGTGATGTGATGGCCGCGAATATGCCCTGTGTGGAGGATAACGGCTACGACATCATACTAACCGTGCATGACGAAGTGCTGACCGAAGCCCCCGACACCACCGATTACTCCCACGAACACCTGAGCACCCTGCTCGCAACTAACCCCGCATGGGCTTTAGACCTGCCACTGTCTGCTGGCGGGTTCGAGGCTTATCACTACAGAAAGGACTAATCATTATGACAATTACAGCAGAAAACGTGATTTACGGGTTAGGCTTGCTTGTTCAAGAAGGGGATGCTGGCAGTTATCACGTAAATGTAGATGAGGCCCGCGTATTACTGGCACACATCGACGCCCAAGCAGAGAAGTTGGACGCCGCTATGAAACAGTGCCAAGAATTGGCGAAACAGTCTGGAAAGTTAGGAGCAAGGGCTGCAATAGCCGAGCGGGAACTAATCCAACGCGATGCGTCAGCGGGTGAGCCAGCTGGGTATAAATATTTTGTTCATCACCCTGAGGTGGGTGGCTGGCACATGGATGCGTATCCGATGCATGAGAAAACATTGGACGATGCTGTTAACGCTGGACGCATATCACAATACCATCCTGTTTACGCCATACCTCAATTCACCCCATCAATTGCTGCGACGGATGTTCTGAGCGAGAAATTCATAGATTGGGTATGCCTGACTTGTGTTGAAGTACGTAACGCCTTTGGCGATTACGAGGCTCAGGAAGGTATCAATGAAATTCGCCAATCACTGGAAGACAAAGCCAAAACTCTACGTCTCAATAACGGGAGTAAGCCGTTTATTGTGAAAATCCCCAAAGTCAGCAAATTTGCAGACGGATTGAATGCTGGAGTCTTGTGGATAAAGGCAATCCGGGCCGCTGGCGGCGAGGTGACAGAATGAAATACCTGTATATGGTGATGGATGGCCGCGCGCAATTCGACATTGACCGGGCCGCGATACTGGAGTGTTGCGGTAATAAAAAACCATCCTGGAAATCACTGCGTAAAGATTGGGGTGAACAGGGAGCCGTGCTCGTCCGGTGCCGCCAGTCTCAAATCAACGGCGAAAATGTTTACACCGATGAGGAAGTCGTTGGCGTTATCAACTGATCGAGGCCAACCCTTATGTCTTTTAGAAATTATGACAGCCCCTTGTATTACCGGGCTGCGCGTGAGGCTGCGCAAATCGAGCGCGAGGGCGATTACCGCCGCGCTGCAAAGGTATGGACAAAAGCCAGTCGCTTATCACGTAACGGAATTAATCAGCAGTGGAGCGAAAATCGCTCCGACTTCTGCCTGATGCAGGTCGGGCGGGAAAAACTAAAAGAGGCGGTTGCCGATGGCCTACACCCGTGAATCCACTATCGAAAAACACCTGGTAACTGAAGTGAAAAAGGCTGGCGGCATCGCCTACAAGTTTTTATCTCCCGGTCGCCGTGCAGTGCCGGATCGGTTGGTTCTGCTACCTGGTGGCCGGGCAGTCTTCGTTGAGTGCAAAGCCCCCGGCGAGAAACCACGGCCCGAGCAGTTGCGCGAACATGAACGGCTTAGGGCGCTGGGCTTTACCGTAATAGTGCTGGATAGCAAGAATCTGGAGGGAATATTGTGCGAAAAGTCCAACGTCGCAGTAAATTCCGGCTAATTGGCGGCCCGTATGATGGAGCCATCGTAATGCTCTTTACCGCTGGAACGCTTGAGTTTACAGCAAAAGGACAAACGGGTAGGTATACAGGGCAAAGCGAACAGCTTTATTGGGAGGAAAAACGTGCAAAATAGCTTACCTCCTAAAAATTTCACCCCCCGCCCTTACCAAAACCTCATTATCGACCATTCCCTGAACCTACCCCGTACCAATATCTGGGCTGGCATGGGGATGGGTAAAACCGTGGCAACACTAACCACACTGGAAGATCTCTTTATGTGCGGTGCCGAAACCCAGCCGGTGCTGGTTCTTGCCCCGCTGCGCGTAGCGCGGTCAACGTGGCCGGATGAAGTCGATAAATGGAATCACTTACGCAATATCGAAATGCAGCCTATCGTCGGCACAGTCAAGGAACGGCTGGCGGCGCTGCAAAACACCAATGCCAGCGTGTATACCACCAACTACGATAACCTGGTCTGGCTGGTTGAAACGCTGGGTGATCGCTGGCCTTTCGGTACCGTAGTGGCGGATGAGAGCACCCGGCTAAAATCGTTTCGGTTACGACAAGGCGGTAAACGCGCAGCAGCGCTGGCAAAAGTAGCGCATAAGCACGTACACCGCTGGATGAACCTCACCGGTACGCCTGCGCCGAATGGCCTGATCGACCTCTGGGGCCAGGCATGGTTTGTTGATCAGGGCCAGCGCCTGGGGCGCACCTTTGGCGCATTTACTTCTCGCTGGTTCAACAACATTCAGTTTCCCGGCCAGCAGTGGTCAAAGCTGGAACCGCGCCCCTTTGCGCAGGAGCAAATGCAGGCAGCGCTACGCGATGTGACTATCTCGCTGGATGCCGCCGACTGGTTTGATATTGAGGAACCGATCCACAACGTTATCCGGGTGCAGATGCCAGCAAAGGCGCGGCAACAATACCAGGAAATGGAAAAGCAGATGTTTCTGGAACTGGACGGCACCGACATCGAAGCACAGAACGCCGCCGCTAAAACGGTGAAGTGTCTGCAAATCGCCAGCGGCGCTGTCTATACCGACGACAAAGGTACCTGGTCAGAGATCCACGATGCCAAATTACAGGCGCTGGAAAGTGTGATTGCCGAATCTGGCGGTATGCCGGTACTTGTTGCCTACCACTTTAAAAGTGATTTAGCCCGTTTACTGAAAGCCTTTCCGAAGGGTAAACAGCTTGATTCCGATCCACAGACACTGCGCGACTGGAACGCCGGAAAAATACCTGTCCTTTTTGCTCACCCAGCCAGCGCAGGCCACGGCCTCAACTTACAGGATGGCGGCAACATACTGGCATTTTTCTCCCACTGGTGGGATCTGGAACAGTACCAACAAATTATCGAACGTATAGGGCCAACGCGCCAGATACAGGCAGGGCATAACCGTCCGGTCTGGATACACCACATTATCGCCGCCGATACCGTAGACGAACTGGTAATGCAGCGGCGCGATTCAAAACGCGAAGTGCAGGACATCCTGCTCGAAGCCATGAAAAAGCGAGGTTTGAA